AATCAACTTCATCTTGTCATCTAGTTGATCTACCAGACGAACGTCATGGATGTTGTAATCAATAAATTTTTGCCAGTCCTTCTCATAGAACTCTTTGAATGTATCAAACTCAGAGTGATCTAGTTTCTTAGATCCAAGTTCAACAAAAGCAATATGATCTAGACGATACGATTCTTGGTTAGTATAAGTAAACTTCTTATACAACTCAAGATAGTCTAGAGTAGAAATTCCAAGAGTGTCAACTGCTAATTGTTTTCTACCTTTAATATAAATCTCACGCTGAGAAACAAGTTTCCAAGGAGACAATAGCTTCACAAACTTATCACCAAGAATACGTTCAATACGATTACATATGTAAGGCATATCAAACAACTGCACGTTCCATCCAGTAATTACATCTGGAAAATTCTCCTGCCAGTATTCAAGGAATGCACCCAACATACCTTCCTCTGATCGGAAATGCAAGTAGTCCACCATGGGGTCTTTGTTATTGTATGGACGTGCCCCAAACACAATAATTCGACCAGTGAAACTATCCTTGATGGATATAGCAAGGATTTCTTGATCGGCAGTTTCAATATTAGGAAATCCGTTTTCAGCAGCGGTTTCAATATCGATGGTAAATACACGGATCTTTGTGCTGTCAAACTTAAGTTCCTCTTCAGGATGCTGCTCAGCTATGTATTGATATAAAAATCTAGAGTTACCATATATTTTAAATTCCTCTACCTCCTTATACTGTTTTATAAAATCTCTCGCTTCAGTGATAGAACCAAACTTATGTGGTTCCACACAATCTCCTTCTAGTGTACGCCACTCTGAATAATTTTTACTAGGCAAATACAGCGTAGGGTTGAAAGGAACCCTCACGCTGTAACGATTGCCATTCTCATAACCACGCACAAGCAGACGATTACCTGCTTGCTCAACACTAGTGTAAAAATTCATTCAAGACATTCAATATAACGAGCAAGGAGTACCTTGCTTGGATTAGTCACTACAGTAATGTCAGAAGATCTAACATTAAACTCAGTCTCCGATGAGTGAGATGCCCAAGGAGTTAGTTGACCTTCACAGTCTACCAGATAAGGTTTGATTAACCACACATCAGGGTCACCTGATAAAGTGTCCCCCTCAGTAGGTTCTACCTGAGCGATGATCCACTCATTCGCTAGCTTCAGCAGGTTCGCTTTCAGTTCCATCAGTTACCTCAAAGAAAATATCTTTTTGTTCAAGTCCGACCTCCTTGAGTTTTTCAGTGTAGTTATCAAGAATATTATTATCTGGATATACAACACTAATAATGTGTTCCCCACTAATTCTATGTTCTTCTACAGGAGAAAAAGGACACCAACGAGTATAGTTGATAGGGATAGTTCCATTTGTATTAACATCTCCAAGTGACAAAACATATGGATATAGCATACGATATCCAACTACTTTTTTATCTTCGTCACGAACATCTCCAAAGAGGCAAAGAACACTCTGACTCGTGGTTAAATTAACAATCCTAATATTGTGATTAGTTCTTAGTGGTTGCTGTTCAGTTTGTTCTGTTGATTCAATTTGCTCAGTCATAATACCTCTGGATTAATAGTTTCACCTTCTTTCTTTTCTTTAATTTTATTTTCATATGCGTTTTGCAATCCTGGTTCAGGAGTGCTAATTGTCATCACACTATCATATGGAATTTTAAATTGCCAATCTGGAGTGTAAGGATTCCATTTACTAAACCTGACTTGGTATTCCATACCATGCTGTTCAGTAAGATATTGAGGAGTGCCATCATCAAGGTTTAAGATGTAAGGTTCTTCCATCAAAAGACAAACACCTTTACGGTCTTCACCTTCTTCATCAAAGATTTCTTTTAACTCAGTAATGATTCGATCTCCCGTTTTCAATGTAACGATAGATACTGCCATAGCTATAAGCGTTTAATTTTATTATACCACCAAAAAAAGGAGGAGTCAACCTGTTTGTTGGCAGGTGCTCCTCGCGGCGACGATATGATTTATTTAGAAGTGTTTTTTACGCTGTTGTTTTTCTGGTAGTTCTTTTTTCAATGTGATTATTAATAGACCATTATTGAATTCTACGGTCTCGACTTCTACATCGTCTGACATCTGCCAGTTACGTGCAAATGTTCTATATGAAATTCCTTTATGTGCGTAATTTTTTTCTTTATCTGCTGGTGCTTTTTTAGCGGATACTGTTAAGACGTTTCGTTCCGTCTCCACATTTAGATCCTCTTCTGAAAATCCAGCAAGAGCGACCTCCAATATTGTTCTACCACCAGGTCCATTAATGACATTGTAAGGAGGGTAGCTTGTTCCTGCTCCAGCAAGAGATTCAAGTCTGTGGAATGTTTCATCGAACCCGAGTGAAAATGGGGAAAGTTGTTGCCATGCATAATTGTTAACCATTGTCCTTAAATAAGCGACGTTTATATGTGACCCGTTAGGCATCACACTCCTATTTAACGATAACAGTTTAAACGTTAATAACGGTTTTCCTTATTAAAAATTGCGGTTTACTCTACCTCTTGTTTCTTACGACCGATATTATATTTGGACTCAAGCGTCCATTCACCTTTCTCCTTAAAGGAGAGAACTTTAATTTGATTGAGTGGTGCTAGGTCAGCAATTTTTTCCTGACTCTCTGTATTAATATTAACCAATCCCCAGTCAACTAAAAGTTGAACGATACGGTTACGACGTTGTGCATCATTCAAAGAAAAATTTGTGTTCTTGCCATCAAGGGCAAACAACTCTTTGAAGTGTACAATAAAATATCTTCCTTGCTTATGGAGAATGTGGCAGGATTGATAAATCTTTTTTTCTTTACGTGATGCAACACCAATCCTTGTTAATGTTTCTCTCACTTTTAAAAAATCATCTGGTTCATTTAGGACGACTTCAACCATATCGGTTTGTCTCCATTGAATCTCAATTTCACCGCTCATGTTTACCACCTTTACTCAATGCTTTTGTAATATGATTTAATTGATCCTTGGTGAGAATTCTAAGAGCTTGTAGAGCTTTATCGTCATTATAACCATAATACTCTTTTACTAACTCAAGATAGTCAATAGAATCTTTTCGTGCCCAAGGAGAAAAACGTTTCCTAGGTTTCACACTATTTAGTAAAAAATCATACTGTAACTTCTTTGGTAGATGAGGATTCTTATTCAGTTCATTGACATAAAGAATAGTATCAGTAAAAGAAGACAGACATCTGTTAACAATATATGGGGGATACTTTCTCTCAGCATCTATATCGTCATCAAGAATATTCTTTTTGGATTGGTTGATTGAGTAGAGATAGTCTTTCAGTTGGTACATTGTCGTTCCAGTGTCTTACGTTTCCAGCGATGATAAAACAGTTAGTAATTAATAACTGAGTAAAAATGATAGTTCTAATGGTGCATATGATATTATCATATCTCTTAGTTTTATTATCATTGAATGATCCTAAGGAGTATTTCCAGATCTTCCAAAGTTCTTTCATAGATCATTTAAATGTTGCAGTGACGCCCACTACAGTACAACCAGGATTACGAGCAAGAGCGACCTTGCGAGCATCTTGATAATCAACAGCGATCACCTCTTCCTTGAAGACGGTGCCTGCTTTGTATAGGGTGACTTCACACTTCATAATTAAAAAGGACTAGTTCCTTACGAGCTGCTTGATCTGTATTATAACTCCCCACGCTCCTCATGGTGTAAGTGTGTGCAAATTCAGCAGCTGTCCACTCATCGAAACGATCTCTGATAAGTTGTGATGAATTATAAGACACAAGTTGTGGACCAATAAATCGATCACACTTGACAGCAAAATGATCATGGTTAAAACCACTATGCATATTACCTTTCTTACCATAGAGATTAGAACCAATCTCATAAGGAGGATCTAGATAAGTGAAAGCATTCTTATCATCAGTAAGAAGTTGTTCGTAACTGAGGTTAGTGATCTCCCACTTAGAAATCATTCCTGAATATTCAGGGAGTTTATCAATGCCTCGCATCGAGAAATTGCTATCTGACGCTTGCTTGCTGAAGGAACTGGATTCAGTGAGACCAGAGAAAGAGCACTTATTAACAATATAAAAACACACAGCAGCAGATAGGTTGGATGTTGAATCATCGTTTAGTTTCTCCTTAGCTTCTAGAAATAATAGTTTTGCTGATACTGGTTCTGGGTGACGATTCTTGAGTTGGACTAACTGGTCACGAAGTTCTTGTCCTTGATCTTGAAGCACTCGCCAAAAGTTATAGAGTGGTCCATACAAATCGTTTACCCAGATGTTTAGGTGTGGATACCTTTTGCCAATTTCTAATGCTACAGATCCACCACCAACAAATGGTTCACGATACTCAGTGTAATCTTTCAGGTTAGGAATGTACTGAAAGAGTTTACTCAGGGCACGACTCTTCCCGCCTGGATACCTGAGGGGTGTCTTCAATGACTTCAATGTCTGGGGCATGGTATTTAAGGTATTCGCGAAAGATCATTTTCATTTCACGCTCTGTCATTCCACAATGAGCAGCAGCGTGGGGTAGGTTCATTGTAGCATGAAACAATGCTTCATTTGCTTCCTGAACATTTTCTGGTGTTGTTTTGACTTTGGATGTATGCCCAGTGTCTTGCTGATTCGTTTTCAAGTCTTTCAATCATTTCCTCCATCATTAATTGTTTAGGTTCTTTTTCAATAAATTTGAGTAGTGTCATTTGAATTCACAACCCATCATGATCTCTGTTAAACATGCTAACAGGTTGATCTCTTGATCAGGAACAATAGGAATACTGTTCATGTATTTGGCGATGATAAGAACTGCTTCAGGAATAGAAGCAGGTTTCAATACAACATACAAGCTATCGTAAACTTTACGCATCACCATTGTAGGATCGTTGTCCATATTCTGAACAACCCAATTCTTAACATCAGTAAACTTTTTCTTCTTCAAGGACGAAAGTAAAGTGTCAAGATTGACATCAGCAACATCCACAAGAATAGCAGACGTAATAGCACCAGTAGCGGCATAGCGTTGGCACTCATTAATAAGACGCCTCCAGTCAGGATAATAACGCTTAGTAATTTTAGCGAGAACTT